GCGTAAGGTGTTTGGCTAATAATATCTATGCACTCATAAATACCTAAGAGCCTACCTGAATCATCACGAAGTAAACCTGATGCTGCTATGGCTTCTATTAGGTTATACGCAGGGGAAGTTTTCCCTTGTTCCATCTGCTTTAGCGCGGTGTAACTAACCGCAAAAAACTTGTCAGAACATATCTGCGAGAAGTACCGCAGACTCATTTTTGCATCCTGGCGAGAACGTTTGACCATTGCTCCCAGTTTGGCCATTCCCTCTTTTGTCCATTTTTTTCTGTACCCTGTTCTGTTCATAATTTTTACCGTTCACATATTCACACAAAAATATCATAAATTTTTGTAATTCTCTTATGTATCACAAGATATTATGGTATTATGATATCGTGATACACGAATAAGGAGAAATGAATTTAATAAAAATCAAAGCTAGAGACAAACGACAGATTAGGATTGACCCTAAGTTGCACCAAAAAATTAAGATTTTAGCCGCAGAGCATCACACTGAAATAGGCTTGTTAGCTGAACAATTAATTCTTTTGGGAATAGAAAGATTGGAAGATGAAAGTCAGAGCATGATCAAAAAACATCGTGGTAGTGGTCGCTAGAGCCTTACGCGATGGCTTTGTTAAAAGAAGTTAGTCAATGGTTTCAGGTTGGTTTAAAGTTCTTTGAAAGCGATCGGACTATAGCCAAGATTGATTCAACAGTAAAGCCAAGTGATCCGGTTTTTTTTGGAGTAGTGAAGTGGAAAAAAAGATGCTTAATTCGTACTAAGAAAATAAATCAGTATCTAACTAAATGATACCACCATTAAGATTGCCGCCAAAAGATTTTGCTGTACTACCGCGCCCAACTAATCCCCAACCTTGGGAGCGGATATCAAAGCCAGCTTATTGGTTTGGAGACAGGCTAAGAACAAATCTAGGATGGGGGATATGTTCAGGGGTCAAGCGTATAAGCACAGGGGATTGGCTTTACTACATTGATCTAGACGACACCTTTTGTCCACATCCATTTGCAGAATCAGAAATTAAGGAAAAACTAAAATGAGACAAATTACCAAAATCAAAGCAAAAAGAAACGATGATACAGAAATGGTGGCAATTACTTACGCCATTTTTAATGAAGATGGTGAGGAGCAAAAAACCGTAACTGTACGTAGCAAAGAAGAAGCGTCGGACAGTTTTTACCAGGCACTAGACAGCCTAAGAAGCATTTTGATAGATGCAGTGGGATTAGATGCTGATATCTGGGAAGAAGGATTTGTTACTGATTTTGCAATCAAAGATAAAGAGGATTTGGTAGCAATTGGCATTGGCGGAAAGTGTGAGATACAAGGCAGATTTGTCACTGTTTCCACTAAAGATGTATTGATTGAGAAATCTGCTTATGAACACAAGATTGTATGTGCGGTACTAGTTGAAGCTTCTGAATATTTGGATGGTGAACGCGATGGCTGGAAACAGCCTTCTTTATTCACAATGGAAAGCCCAGGCAATAGTGATGAAGACAAAGATGAAGGCGGTGAAGCAGAAGAAGAAAAAGTGGCGGAACTAGCTATTGGTTTTTAATTTCTGCATAAAAAAACTCCGTTGTTTAACGGAGTTTAACGGGATAAACAAAAGGTGCTTACACTTATTATCTTATCAAAAAAAATGGAACAAACAACAATCAAAGAAAGTGATTACAAAGTAGGGGATAAAGTTGAGTACAAACACCCTAGCAATGGGTGGCTGAAAGGTATTTTTATTGGTTTCCATATCCCAGGATTAGCCCCTCCGGGGTGTAGATGGAGTTTTATAGAGATTCGTATCAACGGGAAAATACACAAGGCTTATTCTTTAAATCAGATTAGAAAATGAAAAGCTGTTTAAATTGTACCCTGTCAGGGTTTGTCATCGAGAAGCATGGCGAAATTTACACCTACGAAGGCGACTGCAACGATACTTATTTCCCTCTCACGGAAATAATCAAAGTCCTAAAGTGTAAAAAAGATGATAAGCAAGAATTAAAAGATGAGCTAGAACCAATATTTGCAAAAGTCGGAAGCAAGTGCAGGTTTTACAATCCTGTATCCCAACAATAAAAGCTAGTAGCCACCTAAGCAGGTGGCTTTTGTTTGCTCATTTTTACTTAGTATATAAAAATCTTTTATGGTACTATTCCCCAGTTACTAGCGATTAAGTTATTATAGTTTTGTTGAAACTCAAAAAATTATGGCAAACAAAAACGCTGTGCCACCTAAATCGGCACAGTTTAAACCCGGATGGAAGTCCGGTAAAACCAAAGCTATTAAAGTTCCAATGGCTTTGGAGAAGGAAATTAGAGCGATCGCTCTAATACTGGACGGAAACCCGGAAAGCTTCCAAAAAATACTAGAATTTGCCAAAACACTGGCAAAGTAGTATAATATATAAAAAGCCACCGCACTGTTGTCAGCAGCACGATGGCAGCCCCTACTCACTGATTAACAACTAGGAGCATCTTAATCATGAATCATCTTTTGGTTTTTGTCAATAAACTGTTGCACGCCCGTGGAGGTGTGTAATGGGAAAACACTTAATAAGACACTACGGACGGTATATTTATCGTCATGAAGATTATCAGGCGATTTGTCAAGGGGATGACTGCGCCGCACAAGTTCTTAGTTTATTTGAGTTCTGGACCAGTTGCCGAATAGAAGAGATTCGGCGTGTACAAAGCTACAACGATCAAAACAAGAAAAATACTTCTCTTGTTTTGCAAGTACCAACGATGTGGTTGTACGAAACCACTGAAGATATAAGCATAGGCATATTAAATGCCTATGGCGACTCGTCCATAAGGAAGTCAATTAAAAAGCTTCTTGACTGGGGGTTTCTTGATTCAAGAAATTCTAAGCACAGTTTTGATCGAACTAAAGAATACAGATTTAACACTGATGTGATTCAATCAGCACTAGATCAGTGGAACAATCAAAATCAAGATGTAAACGCTGAAAGCATTGATAAATCCGATCCGGTGAAAAAAACGTTGGAGTCGGTGAAAAAAACGGTGGAGTCGGTGAAAAAAACGTCGGAGTCGGTGATTTTAGAGGATGATCTATATTCTTCTAACATTCAAATTAAACAATCAGATTTAACAGCAGGGGTGAAAAGACCAGAAGTAGAAAATCAACTTGTGGATTTAAACCCAAACCACTCTAAGACTTCTGATTTAAAAGGAAGTCTTTCCCATAACCCGATAACCCCTCTAGAGGGTCAATTTGCGCCCGCCGCCCCGGCGCGTCTTGACAAAGCGAATATTACTGAACCATTTGGAAGGCCGCGCAAGACGGCTAAAGAAATAGCCTGGGAATGGCTACCAGATGGACCGTGGAAGAAAGAAGGGCAACTGGATAATGAGTTTTGGCAATGGTTCGCTTTACAGTGGATGTCGCAATTTGGGACGGATATTCATCAGGCGAGGGCTAACGTCTATAGCCACCTCAAAAAAGACACTAACAACCTGGAAATGAGATGGAAGGAATATTCCATCAAAACCAAAAAAGAGGTGGCTGTAACACCCCTTCCTGAAATTGTATTAACGTGGCTGCCTATGCAGCATCAGGTCGTATGGGAACAGTACATCAACTGCAAGAGCCTAGAAGAATTTTATAGCAAGCGCAGTTGGAATCAAGCGTATTTGGAGTACGCATTAATCAATCAAGCCAACTTTGATTGGTCTAAACATTTATCAGTATCCGCATAACAACTAGCAACCCAGGTCAACTACCATGTTTACTCAAGAAACTTTAGTACCGCCTCAAAGCATTGAGGCTGAAGAAGCTATTTTAGGCGGAATCTTACTAGATCCCGAAGCGATCGCGCGAGTATCTGATCTCTTACCCTCTGAAGGGTTCTATGTTGATGCACACGCAGTCATTTATAAGGCTGCTTTACACCTTCATGCTCAACACAAACCTACAGATTTATTGTCTATGGCCAATTACTTAGCCGATAACGATCAACTAACAAGAGTTGGCGGTAGAAATAAATTAGCCACTTTAATAGACCGTACCGTTTCGGCTGTTAATATTGACGCTTTAGCAGGGTTGGTTGTGGAAAAATACCAGCGACGACAGCTAATCAAGACTCTTAACGAGTCATTAAGAATAGCATGGGATGCTTCTTTGTCTGTCCATGAAGCCGTTGAAGAGTGTCAACGGAAGATTCTGGATATAAGCACTACCGAAGCAAAGTCAGAATTAGTCCATATCAGCAACGCCGTTACTTCTTTGTACACAGAGAAGTATGAAATCCAAAAAGGGGAACGACCCGCCCCTATCAAGACGGGATTTTATGATCTGGACAACCGATTAGGAGGGTTGCATAAAAAATTACTTTACATCTTGGCTGGGAGGCCAAGCATGGGTAAAACCGCTTGTGCTATGGCGATCGCCTGGCACGTTGCTAACTCTTTAAAGGAAAATGTTTTTGTATTTTCCTTAGAAACATCTAAGGAAGATTTAGCGGTTAGGTTAGCTGCTAAGATCACCCGAACCTGTCTAAATCAATTCGTGAAGAACCAACTCACTCAAAACGAGTGGAACGAATTTTTCAATCTAACTCAGTCACAAATATTGGCTGACTCAAGGCTGTTTGTGTGTGACAATTTCAGTATTTCTCCCATGGAAATGCGAAACACTATCAGACAGAAAAGAGCCAGGACTGGGGACGTGGGACTGATTGTAGTAGATCATCTCACCCTGCTTGCTAGGAATGACAAGTCCAATAGCAGGGACTTTCGGATCAAGGTTGGCGACACCAGCCGAATGCTCAAGGAATTAGCGGGAGAACTTAATTGTCCGGTGCTGGCTTTGTCTCAACTCAACAGAGCCACTGAAAGCCGGACAGACAAGAGGCCTACCATGGGTGACTTATCCGAAAGCGGGAACATTGAGCAAGATGCAGATGCAATCACCATGATCTATCGTGATGAATACTACAATAGAGAAACCACAGATGTAGGTGTGGCTGAATTGATTACCACAAAGGCACGTAACGCCGAAACGGGAACAGACAGGTTGCTGTTTGATGGCCAGTATTCAGAGTTCAAGAACTTAGCTTACTGATACATCAATAAAAGTAAATAATTGCCAATTACCCACTTTGGTATAAGTGGGTAATTTTATCTATATATCTATAAACATATTTTTATTCCTATAGGCATTTAACATTTGATTTTATCATGCTAGATTGATTGTATCCATACACAATCACAAAGCGAGAATTTATGAGCGGAAAGCCAAAATACGGTGAGGTCAAGATTCCTAAGCAAATCATGATTACTAATGACGCTAAACAAATCTATCGTGCTTATGCACGCTCTATAGGCACTAACAACAATGACTTGATTGAGCAAATGGCGCGAAACCCTGATGTATTAAGGGGTTTAGCCAATTTTGTGGAAAACAGAAAAAAGTTTTCCAAAACCACTTGACACTTCCATCTTGTAATGATATTATAGATATATAAACAAAACAACCGCCCCTCCGACCAAGAAGTAAGCGATCGCTTTGTTTATCCCATACACAGGAATAATTTAGTATGACATACCCTCAATTTTCTGTCAAGTTTCTCCTAAAAAAAGGCATTAGCTACTGCAAGATGGTAGCTAAAGAGTTAGGAATCACCCCAGAAGGTGATAAAAGACAATCGTTCACCTGGGCTGATGCTATAGTCAGTCACCAGGCTAATTTACAGCCTGAAAAAGTTGAAAAACAGCAAGTCGTTATTGAGTACATCAAAGGTTTGACAACCTGCGACTTAGATGCGTATGTCGTCAAAGATTTAGACGGAAACGTCATAAGAGACGACATACGCACTTACGCAGCCGCAGAACGCTGGGCTGCTAGTAGATTTGAAGTCATAGACCGAGAGACTTTTGTCCAGCAAAAGATTATTGATCTTCTTGAAAATCAAATTCAAGAAACAAAAGAAAAGATAATAATTCATGAAATAGACTTCGGTTACGCTGAAGTCCGCAGAGGACAAGACGTTGTGGCCACTATTAGCCATAACTTTGACAATGGTAGCTGGGAAGTTCAGTTTTCTGACAAATGCGAAAGCTTTCTCACTTACGCAGAGGCGGAAGCCTTTGCGCTTAATTACATAGATGATGAGCGGGGTAGTGGGAGGGTTATGCCGCTAAAAAAAGAACCAAATTATACCCTCGAAGATCAGCAGATCAGTGATCCGCTCGGCGAACGGTATACCGTTCGCCTTAAAGGATATCTAGCCGGGAATATCTGGCTTGACATTAATAAAGGCTGGACATTGGGTAGTGACTACTACCCAGAGCCTTTGGCGGCTGCCAAAGCACTAGCTCTTTTGACTAGAAAGGAGTTGGTGTGATGCAGAAGACCAAGACAAAGGCTTATCAAGAAGCCCTGCAAAATGCAGGAGTGCCAGAAGACTTAGCCCGCAACGCAGCCGTAGTGCTGCGGGCTGATGAGTTCAAAGCTCCCCGCACAGAGCGGGGACAAAGGGTTATAGACAAACTACACAACAGTGCTGAATGAGATTATTCAACTTATGTGATGAGACTTTTGTTCTCATCATAAAAACAGTGAAACTACTGGGAATAGTGGTATACTATCCAGTAGTTCTAAGCTCCAAAGAACCCTTTCTTTGTGAGCAATATCAGAGGACAAAAGACTCTGATTATCTTTTTTTTTAATCCGACTAGGCTGGGTGCGATGCCTTTATATCCGCACACTTGAAACAATTAAAGGACTAATCAAGGAACACATGGCTACACTATTGGAACAATTCAAAGATCACACTATTGCATCAACTCAAATACCTTATTGTCAAATAATTTCCCCGCCCAACCTGGTCGCGGGCAAACTCTCTAAATGGGAGAAGGAAGGCGGATTACAAGAAATAGGCTTTTTTATTAAAGCTGTAGAGGCAGAGAAAGCTGGTTTTATGCCAGATGATACTTGGCAGCCCTACGAGGCTTCCCTGGGGTCTGGGACTGAAGTTGGTTTTATCACGCAGTCCCCACGATTTGTGATTATTCACAAATCACAGAGGGAGATCCAATATCGTCCATCAAAAGACGATAGATATTCCTTTGTGGGATTAGCTTGGGAAAATGGCGCAGAAACGCCATTACTAGCAACCGCCAAAGCAGACAAAAACCACTATAAAGTGGTTGTTAGAAACCTAGTGCTTTTTTTGGGCAAAGATGATAAACCTTTGCACACAACACCAATTCAATATACTGCAAAAGGGGCGTTTGCTGCGTCTCTGTACGCAGAAACAAAAGACCTTTATGAAAAGTCTGGCAAAACTTATTTTGCCAGACTTAAAATGGCTGGTAAGCCTTGCTCAGGCGGACTGTTATCGCCTTTCGCCTTGGCTTTTGTTAAAATTAATATGGAAATCGGATTCCAGCGCAACCATGAAAAAGAATCTCCGTTTTGCATACCTGTAGGGATAAGAATCCCTACAGTAGAGAACATTGGGATCTCGACGGAGTTTTACCGGAAAGCCGGAAATAGAAAAATCATCTTTACTGGAGTCCCATTAGAGGACGTACTGTTGTCAATGTCCTCTGAAGCAGGAAAAGTAATAGCTCAGTGGTATTCTGAGCATCAATCGTTTTCTAAGCCACGTAAAGAAGTTCAAACTTTTGAAGGCTGTGTTGAGTTTTCTCAAATATTAAAAAACGACTCAACAGGGGTTTTAGCCCTTTCCAAAGAAAACAAAAAATTTAATATTCCTGAAAATCTAGCCCACATTGCCATGGGCGGAAAGTGGGAAGTTATGGGGACCGTTGATGGTGATACAGTCATTGTCAAAACCGCAGAAGCGTTTGATGATGGTTACAGCCCTCTTGTTAAATCAGAATTTGCTGATGAATCAACAGCAGAAGACGATTACGGATTTTAGTTAAACTAATTTAAATCATGTGATTGCACCCCAGCGCGATCGCATGATTGGTAAAAAATGCAAGAAAGGAACAAGATGAAAATATACCGACTTGACGAAAGCGTATCCAAGCCCGATTGGTGGCGCGAAGAAGACAACCTGAATGGGAGTAACCCAAAGAAAAAGATATGGGTTGAAGAAGCCGTCATGATTTTCGGGCAAATAGTTTACACTGAAAAATATAAATTGATATCCCGAAAAGAATGGAAGCGAAATGAAAAACATCGCCAACATAAAAACAGGTATTGAATAGGGAAACAAAGCTTAAATTAATCACGCGATCGCGTGATTGGTAAAGAGGGAAAAACAGTGATCGCTCTTTTGTTGGGCGATCGCACTACCAGGAGAAAGCAAAAATGATTGACATTGAAGAATTAATTTCATTTGACAATTACAAAACAGTGGGATATTACACTAGATCCCATGCAGACAAAAACTTTTTCTTAGAAGCTTTACTGAAGGAAAATGATTTCAACAAAGAGCCGGAGGTAAGTGATGTCAAACATGAATACTGGAAAATTGATGAGGAAATAGACGATGATTTAAAAGAATATTATTCTTTATCAGAGGAAGAAGATCCTCGCTCATTCCCAATCACTGTGATTTATTTAGATCACCACTAGTAAAACTGAAAAGCAGAGACAACTATGGCTAGTACAAAAACAGGTATTGAATGAACAGGATTGGAGATTGAACATGAACATTGACTTAATAGAGCAAACCATTAAATCGAGTCTGAGTTTTTACAGCACGGTCTTGAGTCCTGAGTTTGCCTCAGACAACCAAGACCCTAATCATTCAATAAAAATAAACTTGGTTAGAGAAGCTTTAGCCCTAAAAGCTGAAGCTGAATCTGAAAATATTGCTTGGGAAACAGCAGTGTTGATGATGGATGTTTACAAGGCTAAGAAGACTTATTCCAGAAGCAATGAAGACGATTTTTTATTCAGTCTTCTGATGCTGAAGATGGGAAACGAACTGGGAATAAGTGTGGTATTAAGTTTTGCCCCTAACGTTATTTCGATTGCCAAACTATACAATAATAAGGAGTTGTACTAATGTACAATTTACAGGACATTCCGCATTACGAACGCTCAGTGCTTTATCATATCATTAAAATAAGTTTAAATGAGCAAATAGTATTAATGGATAAAGAGGCAACTTCAGAAAGATGGAATTTCATAAAACTCCATTATCAAGTTTTGGAGAAATTAACTGACATCACCTCTCCGTTAATGGTTGTTCAAGAAGAACTGGATTTCATGGTATTTATCGGGCAAACAATGATGAATACCACCTCTCCACTCTTAGAACAAAATAGACGATTAGTGTCTATGTTTGTCTCCACATGGACTTCTCGTGACTGGCTTCAAAGCCAAGCGAAAAAAGCATTTAGTGCATAAGAGACAAAACTTAAAATGATCATGCGATCGCACAACGTGATCGCATGATTGGTAAAGAGGAAAAAACAGTGATCGCTCTTTTGTTGGGCGATCGCGCTCACAGCAACCAAGGAAAGAATGCAGTATATTGGATACCTTTTGATTGGCGATGAAAAAATAAAAGTTGTTGTTAAGCAAGGGAAGGCGTATCGCTCTTTAAAAATTAGACAATCTGGAGCAGACGGTGATTTTTTAGCTAATGAAAGTGATCAGTTTTCTAATTATCCCTCTCTGATCAGGGAGCTAAAAATGGGAAGGCAGATTTCAGTTTAAACATAAGTTAACAGAGGTAATATGGCTAGTGTAAACACAGGTATTGAATGGACAGATAAAACCTGGAATCCTACCACAGGTTGTGATAAAGTTAGCCCAGGTTGCTTACATTGTTACGCAGAGACTTTAACTAACCGGTTCCCCAAATCTTTTCCTTATGGATTTGATTTAACGCTATATCCAGAAAGACTGAAAGAGCCTTTAAAATGGCGTACTCCCAGTAGAATCTTTGTTAATAGCATGAGTGACTTATTCCACAAAAAAGTACCCTTAGATTTTATTCAAGAGGTCTTTAAAGTCATTCAGGCTACCCCTCACCATGTCTATCAAATATTAACAAAAAGACCGGAGCGATTAGTTGAATTATCACCACATCTAGAGTTTCATAAAAATATCTGGTTAGGTGTATCAGTGGAAAATCAAAGTTATGTTTCTCGTATTGACTTACTGCGTCAAGTACCAGCAAATGTGCGGTTTCTGTCTTGTGAGCCATTGCTAGGTTCATTAAACCTTGACCTCACAGGCATTGATTGGGTCATTGTTGGTGGGGAATCTGGACAAAAACACCGTCCGATGAAAATTGAATGGGCTGAAAGTATCCGTGATCAATGTCAAAAAGCAAAAGTAGCATTTTTCTTTAAACAAGTTGGTGGTAAAACTCCTAAGTCTGGAGGTAGTCTTTTAAGCGGACAATTGTTACAGCAAATGCCCGCTGCTTGGGAAAAACACCAAGCTACTGCTTGGCTTAAACAGCCTAAGCAAGTTGCTTTATTTAACTAGTTCAAAAGGGTAGGTAGCCGCCAAGCAAAACCTACCCTAT